GAGCCAGTACGACAACTCCGCAAAGTCCATTCCGGCTAGCTCTCCGACTGAGAACCCGGATTGGACGAGCCCTGCGAAGCTCGCTGCGGAGGGTGCTCGAAATTTTCGCCGATCACCTCCGCCTGCAGCGCCATCACGTCGGCGAGCTCCATCTCGAGCACGTCTTCGTACACGATCTTGCGCCCGTCGACTCGCGCCAACTCCGCGATCAGCGCGAACACGACCGCGCTCGCGTCACCGCCCGCAACCGCCCGCTGCGCTCTCATCAGATCGCGCCCCATGCCCTTGCGAACCTCCGCACGCGCGCCCGACGGCAACTCGATTACCCTCGTCTCGCTGGCTTCCACAGCCTCCACGCCTCCGATCCTGACTCCGTTTACTGTCACGTCTTCATCGGTCTTCATGGCTTCATCGCTCCTGCTTCGATTTCGCGGCCAGGCTCGGTCAGCCTCCGATATTCGATCGGAAAGTACTCAGTTGGTCGACGCCGCCTACGACGTAGATATTCGCAAACACGTCGTACAGATAAATCTGCACGCCCGCGACGAACAGCTCGCAGTGGTACACACTTACCAGCGACGTAGTCTCGACCATGTGATGCTGCCGGAAGCTCGGGCTGCCGGCGTCCTTGAAAATTCCGGTCATCATGTAAACGACTGGAAGTTCCGCGCTCCTTCCCTGGCTTGTGTATTGCTCCAGGTTTCCACGCGCCTGAAAGGAATGCGTCTTGAAAGGACTGGTCGACATCGCAAGCGTATCCGCGTCGAACGACGACCACTTGATTCGCGACTCGAGCTTCTCGACTCCCGCCCACAACTCCGCGGTGCCCGCCATGCCCAGGCCCTTGTAGTCGATCATCTTGTGTTTGGGATGCGCTATCTCGATTTCCTCGGCTCGCCCGAGCAGCCCGACCCCATCGATGTATATATTTGCATTAGTCAGTGAGTTGATCTGGATATTCATTCTTTTCCTCTCGGATCTGCTATGCGATCGCTCCCGCTGCTACGGTTATCGGGCTCGTCTGTCCGAGCTGCTGGAGCAGGCTCACGTCGATGAATGCCTGGAACGTGATTCTTTCCGCTGGCGGCGGCGGCATCACGTCGATATCGAAAACCAGTTGCCCGCCGGAGATTTGCGCAGTTGGATTTTCAGCCGGGTTGAAGCTGGCCGCACCCGCGACCAGCGCCCCGCGCTGAATCAGCGATCTTATGAATGCGTTCGCACTCGCCAGGATCGCGCTGATTAGCGCGTTCGAAATAGGCTGATCGATGAACTGCAGCATCGCGAGTTCCACCGACTCTTCGATCACGTCCATCGTCCGCCGAACCGAGATAAAGTTGTCCGGCGTGGTCGCTGACGGATACCCAGCGCTGCGGTTTCCCCACACCCGGAGTCCGGTGCCGAACGCATTGAACACGGTCACGATTCCCGCCGCGTTCAGATTGTTCACGTCCGAAGACGGATCCAGTATCGAGGCGTATAGCTGAACGTCGGGACCGAGAATGCCGGTGACCTGTGTATTGGACGGCGACCACCAATAGCCTTTCGCCAGATCGCGCGCCGCCATCGCGCCTGCGACCCATTGCGAGTACGGCTGCACCGCGGTTGCGTTGAACTGCGTAGTCAATGGCGCGCCGGAACTGCTGAGCGTTACTCCGGTCGGGACGATGCCGGTGTCGAAGAATGACTCTTGCGGATAGCAGAGGATGATTCGCTTGCTGGTGGTGGCAAATCCGTTACCGGCCACCGCGCGGTTCGCGATCGCCGCCGCTGCCGAGGTTGCCGGCGCCGAATCGACCAGCGCCATCGCTCTAATCTTGTTCGCGGCTGCGCTGAGAGCGGTCGCGACCGATGCGTCTTGTGAGTAGCCTGGCGCGATCAGGATCTTGGGAAAGAATCCGAGCGTCCCAAAGGTGATCTGAAACGCCTGCATGCCGGTGAACACGCCACCGGTCACCGCACCAACAATGTCCGCGTCAGTCACCTTCGACGGATCCGCATAGTTGAACGCGATCAACACGCTGGCGCCGGCTGTGATATGTCCGCCCGACCCGACCGGGACTATACTCACTACGCCGTTGACAGCGTCGACCGTATAGTCAGTTCCCGCGACGTAGGTAGTGCCGGCCGGACTACTGGTTACCACCACACTCGAGACACCCATGTGGCCCAGGTTGATCGCGCCTTGCGAATTGAAAGTGAAGGCGCTCGCGGCAATCGCGGTGAAGTGCCGGGTCGGGTCGAGTACGTTGACGACGATTGCCTGGCCGGCGCCTTGCGCCTGGATCGCCGCCAGCGCGTAGGGAATCGTGTAGCCGCGAATGATCGGCCCGAAGTTTGCCGCGTCGAGCGCCGACGAAACCAGGGTCGGCGTGTTCGGCGCGACTGCGACCGACGGCGACGCGACCGCCCACGAAGGTGCGGTGCCCACCAGCCCGATCACCGCCGACTTAACGACGCTGACGGGGACCGGCCCATTCGGTACTTCGATTACTTCAATCCCGTGCAGGAAACTGGCTGGCATGTATCACCTGTTCTCAGTTGATTCGAATTACTATTCGTTGATTAGTTGGTCGGCGCACTTTGGCCGGCTGTTGCTAAAACTTCTTCGGCGTATGCGTATGCGATCTGGACTGTTTCAGCCGGCGTTATCGCATTGCCGGCTCTTGCCACGATTCCGTTGGCGCGGTCGACAGTGAAGTCGGTGCCCTGTATAAGTGCCGCGCCTCCGGGAGCGGTCATGCTCACCGCGAATACGTTGCCGTGGGGGAGTTGAACTTTTCCGGTTGAGTCGAACGTGTATGATCCGGCGCCGACTGTGATCGTAGTTTGGCCCGCGTCTTCGAGCGCGATGCCCTTGATGAAGAGAGGGAATCCTTCTGTGCGGGAGCCTTCCAGCGCCATCGTGCTTACGGCGAAGGTCGAGGCGTAGGTCCAGACGCCGCCTTGCTTGTCGCGTTTGAGAAATTTTTCGCGGAGCGGGTACATCTTGCGGCATCCGGGGATTTGAAATCCGGTCAGTGCGGCGCGCACGCTTTCAATGATTGCGTATGCGCCTGGGCTTGGACCTGCGGCGGCGGAGCCGACGGCCCATCCGAGATCGCGCATCATCACGGCCACTTCGAACTCGAGTTTGCGTTCCTGGATTACCGCGGCGGTATCGAGCAGGTCGCCGTATTGCGCGCCTTTATAGATGACCAGCGCCGCGCCAATTCGATGGGTCAGGCGCCAGGTCTCGGGTTCGGCTGGATAGTGCGCGACTTCGATCGAGCTGATTTGCGATCGCAGCTGGGTGACGATCGCGGCTTCGATAGTCGCGATGTCTGTCGGCGTCGGCGGCGCGAAGATCGCGCCCGCCCATGGCGCGTCGAGCATGGCACCCATCTCAGTAACCCTTCAGATTGCCGCGATTGAAGACGCGATCCGGTCCCTGCACAGTTTCGACCGCGCCCGCGATTGGCGGCTCCTGGCCGTCGGCGGCGAGACCGAGGGTGAGCTCGCCGGCCGCGACTTTCGCGAGCATCGCAACTGCGTCTTCGTAGCGTTTGCGCGCGTCCGCGAGGTCATGCAGCGGCCGCAGCGTCTGCATCCGGTACATCGCGATGTCGGTTGCGAGCCGAGTAAGGATGGCGGGAGGGTCGGTCAGAGGAAGTGTGAAGCGGCCTTCGATGTACCCGTCGATTTCCGCCGACGCATCGCCGAGCGCTTGCGTGATCGGCGCTGTATTTATGGTTGTCGCGGTTGGATCTTCATTAGTCAGTTGAACGAGATCGCGATTAGGGTATCGATTAATCACATCTTGTGCAGTTGCATAACTCACTACCGTAACCTCATCGCTGCAAAATCGCGTTCATACTCGAAGGTCTCTCCGCGGGCGCCGAGCCGCACGCCCGGGCCCGCGAAGAGTGGGGACGAACTCCGGTGCCGCGAGCAGGAGGGGAACCCGCGGTGGACCGGATCGGGGAGACTTGGTTTCATCGCCGCGTCCTTACGCCAGGAACTCGCTGACGATAAGGTCG